GCATCGACCCGCGGCCGGACGGCGCTTTGGTCCCGTCGGCCTTGGTGGGGGTCGCGTCCGACGGCCGCGCGCTCGACACGCTGCTGTATCAGCCTGCGATCTCGGCGGTGACCGCGCTCGACCGAGGGCGGTCTGTGCGTGACGCGCTGGCGGTCGGCCAGGCCACGCTCGACATGGCTGTGCGCACCCAGGTGGCGGACGCCGGCCGGGTCGCTGACCAGGTGGCGTTGACCGCGCGGCGTGAGGCGACCGGCTATGTGCGACTGGTGGTCGGCGCGTCCTGCGCCCGCTGCATCATCCTCGCCGGGAGGTGGTACCGGTGGAGCCAGGGGTTCCAGAGGCACCCTCGCTGCGACTGTGTGCACATCCCGAGCCGTGAGTCCATCGCCGGCGACATCACCACCAGCCCGCGGGCCATCTTCGAGTCGATGTCCCCTGAGGAGCAGGACCGGGTCTTCGGCAAGGACGGCGCCCAGGCCATCAGGGACGGTGCCGACATGGCCCGCGTCGTCAACGCTCGGCGCGGCATGTACACCGCCGGTGGGCTGCGGCTGACCCGCGAGGCCACCACCCGCCGCGGCATCGGCCGTCCAGTGCGGCTCATGCCCGAGGAGATCTACCGACAGGCAAACGGCAACCGCGACGAGGCTCTGCGGCTGCTGCGCCTGCACGGCTACATCCGCTGACTCCCCGCACCGCAAGGGTGTGGGGCCGCGACCCGCAATGGAGTCAACTCATGCCCGACCAGGATGCCCAGAACCCGAACATCGAGCCCGCGAACGTCGACACGGATCCGGTCGACGAGACGGGCGACCCGGAGGGTGCCGACGCTCTCCGCGACCCCGGCAAGAAGGCCCTTGACGCCATGAAGGAGAAGTGGCGCAAGGAGCGTGACGCGCGCAAGGCGCTCGCCGATGAGCTTGCCAAGCTGAAGGCCCAGCTCGAAAGCAGCAACGACCAGGTCGACCTCGACGAGGTGCGTCGGCAGGCCGCCGCCGAGGCGACAGCGAAGCTCAACGCGCGGGTCTTGCGCAGCGAGGTCAAGGCTGCGGCTGCTGGGCTGCTCGCCGACCCTGAGGACGCCCTGCGCCTGCTCGACCTCGACCGGTTCAAGGTCGGCGACGACGGGGAAGTCGACACCAAGGCGATCAAGGACGCGATCAGCGACTTGATCGCAAGGAAGCCGTATCTGGCCGCGCAAGGCGGCACTGTCCTGTTCGACTCGGCTCGCGGCAAGCGCGCACCGGTCGGCCAACTCACGCGGGAAGAGCTGTCACGGATGACGCCCGCCGAAATCAACGAAGCGCGCAGGGCCGGGAGGCTCAACAGCCTGCTCGGCCGGACATAGGAGGCCACGATGGCTATCACCAACTTCATCCCGGAAGTCTGGTCTGCGGCGGTTGCCGAGGCGCTGCAAGAGACGGCAGTGCTGGCCCCGATCTGCAACCGCGAGTACGAGGGCAGCGCGAGCAACGGCAACACGGTGCGCATCACCGGCGTGGTGCCGCCGACCATCAAGGACTACAAGGCGGCAGGGCGCACGACCACTGCCGAGGACATCAGCGACACTGGGGCCGAGCTGCTGATCAACCAGGAGCGGGTCTTCGACTTCCACGTCGACGACGTGGACCGGGTGCAGGCGGCCGGCTCGNTCGAGGCGTGGACGACCGCTGCNGGTCGNGCGCTCGCCGAGGACGCCGACCGCTACATCGCCGCGCAGGCGGTGGCGGGCGGCACCGCGTCGGGCCTGGCCGTTCCGACCGACGCGGAGAGTGCCCACAACGTGGTGCGCGACCTGCGCAAGCTGCTGAACAAGGCCAAGGTGCCCGCCGGGCAGCGGTACCTGGTCATGAACGCCGAGTTCGAGGCGCTGTTCCTGTCCGCCGACGCCAAGATGACCAGCGTGGACACCTCCGGCACGCCGGCCGGACTGCGCGAGGCCATCATCGGCCGCTACCTCGGCTTCACTGTCGTCACGTCCGAGGCCCTGCCGACCACGGACACGCCGCAGGCGATCGCCTTCTGGCAGCCGGCGCTGGCCTACGTCTCCCAGATCACCAAGACGGAGGCCCTGCGGTCGCACACCAAGATCGCCGACCGGGTGCGCGGCCTGCACGTGTACGGCGCAAAGGTGATCGACATGTACGCCACCGCCGTCCAGGTGGTTGGAGGCGACGCGTGATGCGGGTAGTCGGCGCCCGCTCTGGGATCGTCATGGATCTCGACGATCAGCTGGCGGAAGCGCTCCTGCGTGACGGCTCTGTGCGCGCCGCGCAGGAGCGCGCCCCGCAGCCGGAGCGACCTCGAAAGGCGAAGCGCGACACGTAAGGGAGCGACGACATGGCGCTGCCACCGCTGGCCGACGTCGCCGACCTCAACGCACGCGGCATCGAAACATCCAACGAAACGCTGATCAACGCGCTGCTGGCGTCAGCGTCGGAGGCGATCCGCGACGCGGCTGGCGTGCCGATCACCAAAGTCACGGCGACGGTCACGCTACCCACGCCGCCGGGCCGGCGGCTGCGCCTGCCGGCGACACCCGTCCGCGAGGTGACGGCAGTAGCGCTCAATGGCGAGCCGATCGCCGACTGGACGCTGCGCGGCGATTCGCTGTGGCGGCCGTGCGGGTGGCAGCGAGTCGGTGACATCCCCGGCGAGGTGGAGATCACCTTCACAGCCGGACTCGACGAGGCCCCGGCAGACATCGTCGACCTGGTGTGCAATCTCGTCGGCGCCGGGGTGGCTCACGCCGCGGCCGGATACCAGGCACGCAACAGCAACGTGCAGTCGGAGGCGATCGACGACTACCGGGTCACCTACGTGACCGGCGAGGACGGCACGGTGTCCCCGGTCGTCGAGCTGCCGGCGCGTACCCGGGACTGGCTGCGCGCCCGGTTCGGCGGCGGCCNCGTGATGGTGGTGACCAGATCATGACCGCCGCGCTGCTTGCCCGGGCTCGTGCCGCCGCAGAGCGGCTGATGGTCGACGAGTGCGTGATCCGGCGTCGGGTCGGCGAGACGACCGGCCCGGGTGGTGTCGTGACGCCGGTCTACGAGCAGCTCTACGCCGGCCGGTGCCGGGTGCAGCAGCCGACGATGCTGGCGCAGCCGCAGCGCCCCGGCGAGGCGCAGGTGCTGGCGCTGCGGCTAGAGGTGCACGTGCCGATGGCGGTGACAGGGGTGCAGGTCGGCGACGAGGTGGAGATCACCGCCTCGGCGCATGACCCGGACCTGCCTGGCAAGGTCCTGATCGTCCACGACCTGGCGCGCGGCTCCCACAAGACCGCGCGGCGGCTTGGCGTGACGGAGCGGACATGACGCTGCGGATCGAGCACGGCGACCTGGATCGCTGGGTGGCCAAAATGGATCAGGCCATCAGCGACACCCCCGGCGAGGCCGCGAAGGTGGTTGCCAAGGGCGCGCTTAACATCAAGAACGGCGCCCGGCAGCGGATCAGCGGCCATCCGAGCGCCCCGGCGTACCCATCGTCGATCACCTACGACACGTGGATGGGGCTGCGCGGGCCGATGGCCGAGATCGGCCCGGACAAAAACCGGCGTCAGGGCGCGCTCGGCAACATCCTTGAATACGGCACCGTGAAGAACGCCCCGCTGCCGCACATCAAGCCGGCGACCGATGAGGAGCTGCCGCGGTTCGAGGCAGCCATGGAGGATCTCGCGGGGCGGGTGTTGGGGCTGTGATCGACGCTCACGCCCAGGCCGTACTCGNCCTGCTCGCCGCGGTCGACGACCCGCCGTTGACCGTCTACGACGGCCGGGTCGACGTCTCGGCCGGCCGCCCGGTTGACCCGCCGTATGTGCTGCTGTACTTCGCGGCCAGTGACCCGCTGCAGACGGGCTCGCTGTCGCTGGCGCACCGGTCTGAGCGGCACCGACTCGACATCTACGCGCACTGCGTCGGCGCTACAGCTCGGGCGGCCCGGATGGTCGCCGACCAGGTGCGCGCGGCGCTACTCGACGTGGTCCCGGCTGTGCCGGGGCGCACCTGTTGGCCGATCCGGCTCGAGGAGAGCCGACCGCCGGAGCGAGATGAGACGACCGGCGTGCCGGTGTTCGACGCGGTGAGCGTCTACCGACTGGAGTCGGTGCCGGCCGCCTGATCAGGAGGGCTGATGTCTGAGCTCGTGACGCTGCGCCACCCGGTCACGGGCGCGACCTGGGATTGCCCGGCGCGCGCCGTGGATGCCTGGCTGGCTCAGGGGTGGCAGCGGGCCAGTGAGACCACTACTGCCGGCGGACGTCGGCGCACAAGCAAGGGAGTGAGCAGCGATGAAGAATGACGTGATCGCGGATGGGCACACGCGGGTGACGTGGGTGCCCACCATCGCCGACGTCACCCAGCCGACCGTGGCTGAGCTTGACGCGGGTGTCGACCTGCAGTGGATCATCACTGCCGACGGCCTCGTCGGATTCGAGCCGACGACCGCCGAGGTCGACAACACCGCGCTGGCCTCAACGTTCGACACTCGGCGCGCCGGGCGGGCCAGCTTTTCTGGCACGCTGCTCCGTCTCAAGAGACAAAGGGGCACGGACGCNGTNTANGAGACGCTGACCCGNTACGCCACCGGGTATGTCGTCATCCGGCGCNNCGTGCCGGAGGGTGACGCCTGGGCCGAGGGGCAGGAGGTGTCGGTGTACCCGGTCGAGTGTGGGGAGACGCGGCACCTGCCGCCCGAGGCCAACTCTGTTGAGCGATACGAGGTGCCTCTCATGATCGTCAACCCGCCTGCGCTGCGGGCTGAGGTTGTCGCGGGCGCCTGATCCTGACCCGCGGCGGCGAGCTGCCGGTCCGGCTCGCCGCCGTGCTCACCTCTCGGGCCGGGTCGAGAGGGCCGGATATGGATATGGAGAAAGCCCAGAAGAGCAGCATCAAGACACTGATCCGTCAGGCGCGTTTGCCCGAGCGCACAGTGCAGGTGTGCCTCGACGCGGCGCTCGTCGCCGAGATCGAGCAGGCCGAGCGTGAACTGGCCCAGGCCGAGCGTGAGCGCGGCGACTCGCTCGCCGGCGGCGCTCGGCTGCGGCAGATCGCTGAGCGCATCGAGGCGCTGCGTCGGCAAATGCTCGATAGCACGGTCGAGTTCCGCTTGCAGGCGATGCCGCGCCCGCAGTGGGCGGCGTTCCTGGACGAGCATCCGCCTCGCAAGACCGACAGCGGCGAGGTGGATGAGCGGGATAAGTACATCGGCGTCAACACCGATACGTTTTTCCCGGCACTGATCCGCCGCTCCACCGTCGAGCCCGAACTCGACGACGAGGACTGGGATCTGCTGCTTAACGAGCGACTGACCAGTAGGCAGTTCGATGACCTCGCAAACGCGGCGTGGTCGCTGAACCGNCGGGAGGTTGACGTCCCTTTNTCGCNCGCCGCCTCGCGGATCCTGTCCTCAGGGCACGCATAGAGGCGGCCGAGCGGCTCGGCGTCTCGCCCAGGCGGTTGGACGGCTGGGAGCCGGCCGAGGAGACCGTATACGAGTACGACGAGCAGGGACGCCTCGTCCGCGCGGTCACCACTCGGGAGTCTGAGTGGTCCGAGCAGGACGTGGCCTGGATGCTCGCCCTGGCCGAGTGGCGGGCGACCCGGTGCCCGGCNTGCGGGGGTGACATCCAGGAGTGCACCGACCCGGCGAGCGAGGGCCGCTACGAGGTGCCGCCCCCGCATCGCTGCCACGCCGCCACGGCGATCGCCGCAGCGCAGGAACGGTACATGGACAGCCAGCACCCACGGGCGCTGCTGTTCTACGCCCGGCGGCGTTAGCGCCGCCGGGCTACCACGATCAGTGTGGCGACCAGCCCCGCGGCACCGCCGATGCAGGTCAACCTATCGCCGCCGTCAACACTGGAGGTGAGCCGTGGCGCTGCGCACTGTGGGTNTCCGGCTCCANGCCGAGGTCAGTGGGTACGTCAACAGCCTGAAGACCGCGCAGCGCGCAACCCGGGATTTTGCTAAGGATCTCGATCGCGCCGCGAAGGAGGGGCACCTGGATGCGGTAGCCGACCAGGCGGGGCGCATGGGCTTGGCGATGACTGCCGCGGCCGGCCTGGTGGTCACTGCCGCGGCCCGATTCGACCAGGCGATGTCGTCCGTGCAGGCAGCGACNGGGGCCAGCGCGGGCGAGATGGAGCTGCTGCGGCAGGCGGCAATCGACGCCGGCCGGGACACGGCCTACTCGGCGACGGAGGCCGCGGCCGCGATCGAGGAGCTCGCCAAGGCCGGCGTGTCGACGGCGGACATCCTCGGTGGCGGCCTGCGGGGCGCGCTCGCCCTCGCCGCAGCAGGCCAGATCGATGTCGCCGAGGCCGCGGAGACGGCCGCCTCGGCCATGACCCAGTTCGGCCTGTCTGGCCGTGATGTGGGGCATGTGGCGGACCTGCTGGCCGCGGCCGCGGGCAAGGCTCAGGGCTCGGTAGGTGACCTCAGGTATGCCCTCTCGCAGGCCGGCCTGGTGGCCGCCCAGATGGGTATGTCCATTGAGGACACGGTGGGCACGCTCGCGGCGTTTGCCTCGGCCGGCCTGATGGGCTCGGACGCGGGCACGAGCCTGAAGACAGCTTTGCTGATGCTCGCCGACCCCACTGACCAGGCGCGCCGGCTCATGCAAGAGCTGGGCATCCGGGTCTACGACGCCAGCGGCAATTTCGTCGGCATCGTCGAGCTTGCCGGCCAGCTGCAGAGCCAGCTCGGCAAACTGAGCCAGGAGCAGCGCAACGCGGCGCTGGCGACCATTTTCGGGTCGGACGCGATCCGCGCGGCGTCAATCTTGTATGAGCAGGGCGCTGACGGTATTCGACGCTGGATTGACGCCGTCAATGAGCAAGGCTTTGCGNCCGAGACCGCCCGGGCCAAGACGGACAACCTGATCGGCGACATCGAGCGGCTGACCGGCGAGCTTGAGACGCTGGCCATCACCTCGGGCAGTGGAGTCAACGAAGGTTTGCGGATGCTCGTGCAGGGCCTGGAGCGCATCGTTGCGTCCCTCGGCGCCCTGCCGGGCCCTATCCAGACCGCGGCGGTCCTGATCGCCGGCCTGGGCGGCGCCGCGCTGCTCGCGACGGCCGGCTGGATTAGGCTCCGGCGCTCGGTCGGCGAGGCGCTCGCGCAGCTGCGCGAGGTGGGCCCGGCTGGGCGCCGGGCGGCGGACGGGCTGCAGCGCGTCGGCCGGGCAGCCGGCCGCGCTGGGGTGGCTATCGCAGGTCTGCAGTTCGCCTCGGCGGCGCTCGGCAACAGTCTTGCGCCGCAGATAGACGTGCTCGCCGAGCGGATATCGGAGTTCGCCGCGAGCGGCGAGNCCGGTGGCGAGATGGCGCGCCTTTTCGGCGATGACCTCCGCAAGCTTGACATTGCGCTTAGAGATATCGGCAGAAGCTCCACTTGGGATTCAATCGGCCGAGGGATCGGCGAAACATTCGAGGGTCTTACCGGCCTCAGCAACCTTGTCGACGTTTCGATACAAAAGAGCCGTGAGCGTGTGCAGGCGCTCGATGAGGCGCTTGCACACCTTGTGCAAAGCGGCCGCGCTAAAGAGGCGGCGGAAGCTTTTGACGCGATCGCGAAACGGGCCGCCGAACAGGGTGTCAGTGTCAAAGAGTTGCGCGACATCCTGCCTGGCTACGTGGCCGCGGTAGAGATGGCCG